TTATTCCTGCGTAATGTTCAGCATAGGGATGGAGCCGTTTGGCAGCATGGTCGTTGGCAGCTGACCATTCCACCGCTCAGCCTGTGTGAGAGAGACCAGACCTGGATTGTCCCGCAATGCATCACCGCGCGCCTTAATGGCCTGCGCCTCTGCATCACCCTTCAAGCGAATGGCTTCTGCGTCAGCCTGTGCTTGCAAACGCACGGAATCCGCCTGCGCCTGAGCATCAGCACGCCGCGCATCTGCCTGCGCATTGGCCTGTGTAACGGTAATTTCTGCCTGTACTTTTTCGCGTTCAGCATTCTGGCGAAGTCGCTGAACCTCCACTTCGGCCAGCATACGCTGCTCGATGCTTGCTTCATATGAGTCAGAAAAATCAATATTTTCGATCTGCACGCTGTCGATAATGACTGGACCACTCACGCTTTTCTGGATTGCGTCGGCGATCTCTTGATTGAGCCGACTGCGCTCCTGAATAGCTGTCACGGCAGCAAAGCGCCCAAAAACTGTTTTACTTTCTTCAAACACGCGACGCTCGACCAGACGAGACAGGAGCCCGTCTTCACCGCCATAAGTGGCATAGACTTCTTCCACACGATCTGGCGGAATGCGGTAGTTTACCGAAAGGTTCATCGTCGCGGGCTGCTGATCCCGGCTATAGGCTTCCATGCCGTTATAAATTGCGGCCTTGGACTGCACCGAAACCCGAATTACAGAGTCGATCAAAGGAATCTTGAAGCCAAGTCCTGGCTGGGCGACACCAGCAACCGCTCCATAACGGAGAATAACACCGCGCTCACCTTCGTCGATAGTATACCAGGATCCCAGAATGACGCTCAAAATAGCTAAGCCAATAAAACCGGCAATAGCTGTTGGAATATGACGCATATCATCTCCTCATACGCTCAATTAATAGATGCTCAATAAGCGCAAAAGTCAGATATTAAAAACGAAACAAAGCTGAATAGACGAGTATCGACAATTATTTTGAGATTTTTAGATTTACTCTAATTCTCATGGACAATGACATAGCTGAATAATCACCACCTACCCTCAGAAGGCACCCCGATAGATTATCGCGAGAATATTATTAAAACTGCACATACTATGTGAATTACGGCGTATTTCCCTTTTATATTCAGACCACTATACGGGATTGTCTAATATAACTTTGAATAGTCACGAGGAACGAACAATGAAAGCATACCTTCTTGCAATCGCTGTTGTAATGGCCGCTGCTTCACCTTCGCTCGCTTGCACCGCTGAAGAAGTAAGTGCAAAGGCAACAGAGTTTTCCACGAAGATGCAGGAACTTGCAGCCAAAGACCCACAGAAGGCATCCGAAGTTGCACAGAAGCTTTCTGGTGCGCAGTCGCAGCTCACGACTGATCCTGAGAGCGCCTGCAAGGTCTATGACGATATTCTTGCTGACCTGAAGTAATTCTCTGAATGGCGGCGTTCGCATTTGAGCGCCGCCACCAAATATGCATTCTATCAATGAATTAGAAGGTCAGCTGCACATCGAGCGCCTTCTCGCACTCGGTAAGATCAGCACCCAATTTGGTCAGAGCGGTGTCGTATTCCGGCTCCTGAGTGCTGTCGCTTTTGATATAGCCAGCGATGATTTTCACGATATTCTGAAGCGAACTGGCAGCCGTATCGCACATCTTATACGTCTCATATGCCGCTGCATCGGAGCTATTTTTAGCGATTTCCTGCCATTCGGACTGCGCTTTGGCGACAGGTACCTGCACCTTCTCTTCCATCGCAATGCCGAGCGCTTTCGAGCGCCCATCGGAATTCTCACCCAGTTCAATATAGGTGAACAGCCCTTCAACTACAGATTTCCTGAGTTGAAGCGAATCCGTCTTTGCATCCGCAAGTGCCGGAGAAACCATCAAAATAGCAATTGCACTGGCTATGACTGCTTTGCCGAAAGAACGCACTTTTAGCTCCAGTAAAAAATTTGCGCCTTCTTTAAGCACATTGGGACCAAGGCGGAAACCCGTTTTGCGGATACCGCCATTGCCTGACTGTCAGCGATTGAATGCCAGCTTCAAGTGCAGCTGGCATTCGTTGTCAGCTATTCGCTAAGCTTCCTCGCGCGAGACAGGCCAAAGAGCCCGGAAACCAGAAGGGCTATGCCCACGCCCATAAGCCCATAACCCAAAGCGCCTGAACCAACTTCAGACTGATTGGCTGAAGCTATTGCTGCTGCCGCATCGAATGCACCTGATCCGTTTGCCTGTGCATCCATCATGGCAACAACTCCCGGCTCAGCGCATGTCGGAATGAGTGTTTTTTGGGCCTCGGCACTGTCCTTATATATATTTTTGACGTTCTGCTCACAGCGCAACTGATCAGCCGAAGAAACACCCGATGCACTAAACTGAAGATAAAAGCCACCGATTAAGAATACTACTCCTGCGGCAACCATAATAGTTGGAGCTTTAATTGCACTTTTCTGAGCCATATCGCCTTTTCCTATATAATCTTGGCGTAATAGATCGTGAGTCTTGTTACGAGACAAGGCGACAGTTCTCGTATTTAACGACTAACGACGCTGGAATCTGAAATTACAGTGATGAACTGCTGAAACCGGCGCGATTCTTCACGCCTCGCACGCTTAATGCGGCATCTGCCTTAAACTTCCAGGTTCATTCAAACCCCAGGCCTATGCTATTTTCAATATTAAGTTATTGATTTTATGGCGCACCCGACAGGATTCGAACCTGTGACCTCTGCCTTCGGAGGGCAGCGGGCATTACTCAAAGTATTGTTTTTATTGTGTTTTTTCTCAATAACAATGGACAAAATACCCAATTTGTTCCCGTTTAGTTCATGTTTCAAGGTGCAATTGAACCTGTGCCCCCTGTCTGGCATTTCTGCATTGACTGAATCACCATAATAGAACATAACAAGAACATTGGCGGCAGTAATAAACAAGCAGGAGAACGCCATGAATGCGGTTGCTGAAAACTACGACGACGAAATCGAGATGGTTCTCGCCTATCACAAAGGCGACATGCGCGCTGCCATGGAAGCGCTGCTAAAAGACCGGGATTTTCTTATCAAAGAAATTGAGTACGCCAGTCTCGCAATGTCGCTCGGATTTTCGCGTGGCTGGAAACCGACGGTGTTTGCGAAATGAAGCCGTTGCTCAGTCAAATTTCCGATTATCGTTTCCAGGTGGCGCTACCAGAATCGTATGCGCTCAAGTTTGAGCGCCGATCAGTCCATAGAGACGCAGATCGCCTCGGAGCGCATTCGATACACCGCATGGCTAGAAAGGCTGGGATATATTTCTGCGTGTTCAGCTTTTCAGACGAACGCAGCAGGAGTGCGTTCATGCGTCGGCATGGCGGAAAAGCATTCGAATCGTCTGAGTGGGAGCAGGTTGTCGTAGAGTGACGGGTTTTGCCCCTTGACATACCCTGCATGCCAGAACATTTTAGGAACATTCGTATTAAGAGGTATATAAAGAGATCCATGGCAATCAAGTTTACAAGCTCACCCGACCGTCAACCGGAACCCAAAGTGGGGAAAGGGAAAGCTTCTAAAAAGAAATCTGCTAACTCGTCGAAAGACAATGCGGAGCTTGATCTCAACACCGAGGGAAAGTGAATTGAATGGCAGCTGCTCGACTGATCGTGGTTGCGGCTTTTGATAAAAACGATGACGGTGAACTGATTCCAGCATTTGACCCTATAGCCTTTGAAACGGAAGGCCGCGCTATGAAGTCAGCTCTTACGCTGGAAGGAAAACATGCGGGGGTCGTAGCATGGAGTAGAGAGGCCGATCCGGACATTGGCGAATATGGACCTCCAGCCATTATTTTCCAATATGGCGAAATTCCCGATATGGAATGAGCAAATAAAAACCGCCCCGAAGGGCGGCTTTCTTTATGCTGCTCGCTGTTCGATCGCCTTCAATCTTTCAGCAAAAAATACGATCTTGTTCAGGTCATACAGCCGGCTGGCCGCGTCCTTCTCACCAAAGCGATAGCAAGCCTTAAAGATGTTGCCGAGCGCAAAAGACATGCCTTTGTGCTCAATAAGGTCGTTTAGTTCGCTCGCGCCTTCTGGCAACTCGTAATAGCTGGTTGAGCCGCCGTCTGATTTGATAGCGCTGGCGGATCGTAGGTCGAGATCGGTTAAATGCACAGGCTTCGGCAAGGGCTGCTTTGGTCTATCCAGCTCTCCCCGGGCGATCTCACGGTCAATTCTTGCATCTGGCACCATTATACCCCCTCCCTCACCTTACGCTTTGGCTCTTCAAACTTCTCAGTCACTGGTCCGCCAGCCAGCAAGCCACGCAGTGCTGACAGCTTATCTTCCACGAGTGGACGGAATCGGCTCGCAGCAAAAGGCGGGTTTTCGTAACCGAATTGTGGGCAGATGCCGCGATCAACGCCCTTGAGGCGCACGCCGATATAGGAGCCATGAATATAATGCTCGAAAGGTCCGATCCACTCGATCTCGTAAATCTCGCCTTCCTTCACCTCGAGGTATTGCTCAAAGCCGACGACTGAATCGATGCAGACCGCTTTCTGGCCGACGTGGAATTGGTTCATGCTGCTGCCCTCGCCTCAATGCTTCGATACTCAACGGCCACGCCATGCCGTCCGGCTCGATCGATGCCCATTTTCATTCCAGCGCTGATACCACGATCAGAGTAAACAACGCATTTCGTTGCTACGCGATACCAGGTGAGACCTGCCTCAATGCCTAACGACCGTTCATAGGGCTTTAAATCGTCCAGCACTTGCGTGTGTAGCAAATGGCTGGCAATCGGCGCTTCGCCTCGCCGCAGGCTGTCTAAGAGGCAAGCCCGCGCATATGCGGTGTTGGCTTCCACATCGCCGCTGTAAGGCGTTTCGATTATGACAAGGTCGGCAGGCTGATTGACGGGTGGTCGAGTGTCTATGAAATGTGTGTCTATCCAGATACCGTCGTCGCCCTTAGTACTTAGCTCGATTCCGTCAGCCCGCAGCGTAACTCGCGTAACAGGCTCCGCTATGGGAAGCCCTTCAACAGCGGCCCGTGCGGCTTTGTCTTCAGCTTCTTCAAGCATACTCTCTCCTCGTGTTGTGGTGAAACGCCGCTTGGTGGGCAGCGTGGTTGGTATTGTCTTGATGAGGTTTCCAAGCCTACACTGATAAACAATCAGGGAGGCCGATATGCAAATATTAGATGCCAAGTACGTTGGGAACTCAGCATCCATCACTGTGCAGTTCTCCGGCAAGAAGGTGGTCGTGGAATATGGCCCAATAGCTCCGCCATTAGACGGAAAAATGCATTCCCCATTCATCGATAATGTAGATCTGGCCATCAAAGAAATTTTGGCACAAACCAACCAACTTGAGACTGAAATTCGAGCGGCCGTTGCAGACTATCTAGCGTCCAAAAGGGCTGACAGTTAGGCTGCAACCCTTTGACTTTCCGCATTATCATTTGCCGCCGCATACTTACCTGCGACCATTTCGGGCCGTAGAATGTCGCGACCGACTTCACCGAACTGCTTGCTATAGGTTATTCGCTTTGCTGATCGGCCTGACAGCCACCCGCCGCCAGCTGCATAAGCGTCTGGTGCCGCGAGCGTTTCATGCTGCTCGACATACATCAGCGTGCCTTTTCTGGCATCGTCGCTGTGTCTGTGACCTATATGCACATAGGCTTGTAGTGAGCGGCCAAACATTCCACGGAACATGCTAGCAATCGTGCTCTCGATATTCCCAACACCTCGCTTATGCCCGTGGTGATAAGCCAGCATCGTGCGGCCCCACTCGAATGCGTAATAGAGCGACGGTGAATTATCGACGGTGATGCGAGGCTCGTCTTCATACATAACGGCGAGCATTTCACGCAGCCATGCGGATGAGGCCGGGTCGTGATTCCCCGAAGCCATCACGACATGAACGCGCTCGTGCTTCTGCAAAAGCATATCAATGATGCGGCGGATAGTTCGGATCACAATGCGAATGACTTTCTGCAGGCGGCTGTCTGCGTCCAGAACATGCTTGTGGGCAGGCGTGACGCTTTCAAGCGCATCGTGGTGCATAAGGTCGCCGAGCTGAGCCAGAATAGCTGTGTGAGCGTCTGGCGCTTGCGCTACAGCTGCAGAGAACCAGTCGAGCAATAGTTGCTCGGCAATCCGCAAATCGTAATCGCTGCCAGTTTCTTCGCGCCACGACATCATGCCGAAATGGTTGTCAGTGATCGTGAATTGATTAAGCAAATCCTCGCGGCACCCCTTCGGCGCCGGCATAATCGAAACGCGCGGCAGATCTTCTTTTAATGCGGCGACCATGGCCGTGATTGCGGCTCGCTGTTGGTCGGCGTCCGCACGTTCCATGATGTGCTGCGTGACAATCCGACCTTCGCTGTTAACGAGAGTCGTCTTGCCTTTCACCGCCAGACCGGCAGTCACCTCATAAACAGGGCCAGCCTCTTTCGTCTGGCGCATGTAGGTTCCGTTAGGCGTCTCGGTCAGGCTTTTGATTGCATAGCCGGGCAGCGTTTCCTTCGGGCCCATCAAGCCAAGCTCAGCCGCGCGTTTGATGCTATCGTGAAACGCAGACTTCTTGACACCACAAGCCGTTGCAGCCTTCGTTATAGTGCCGTGCTGCTGATACGCAGCAACACGGCGGGCTAGTTCTTGTTTTGAGAGCATTTAGCGTCCTCGAAGCTCGTGGATCGACGGGCCTTTGATTTCAATCGTGGAGACTGGACCGCCGAGCTTGCTGTCGTCTAACACTCCGACCACGAGACGGCCAGTGTACCAAGCAAAGGTGTCGAGGTCAGTGCGTCCTGAAAATAGCAACGGGCCATCTTCAAATTGATGATGGCCATGAACAACGTGCCTTTCGCGATGCCCGCATTCATATCCATGTGGATACAGCATCCATTGCATGGTCTGCGGCGTCTGTTCATCAAGCGGGATTGTCTCGTCAACACCAGCATGAACGAATACGCGATGCTCATCGACGTGGATGAGAGGCAAGGATTTGAGCCAGTCGATGTGCGCCTGTGGAACAAGCGTGAGTGCGGCAGAGATAGAGTCGCCTTCCTTAGCTCCATACGACATAAGCGTCGCGCCGCCGCCGTTCGGCATCCAATAGGATCCTGCAAGTCCGGTGGAGAGAAGGCAAGTCAACACGATTTCCTCATGATTGCCCTGCAAGCATATCCACTTCCAGCGTTGCGGATCATCCGGGCCTTTCATCAGCCGTTCAATGATCTGCGCGCTTTGTGGCCCACGGTCAACGTAATCGCCCGTGAAGACAATAGTGCCGCCCGAGTGGCTGCTTTGCTCAATGCGTTCGATTGCGGCAAGCAATAAATCATATCTGCCATGAAGGTCGGCAATCGCAAACGTCTTGCTCATGCTTCACCTCTGGCTTTGGCGATGGCAGAACGAATCGCGCCACGTAACAGTGGGTCGCTTTCGGAATATCCTTTGTTTGCTAAGAAGCCATCGGCAAGTTTTAGCGCATCATAAAGATCCGCCGATGCGGCGATGAGTGGGGCATCCTTATCACTGACGTGCTGCGCAACAGCAATCCCGGGATCTGTTGCATATGAAACAATATCATTCTCGTTTGGGTAATCAGTCGGGATCACCTCGTAAGGCCCCGGTGTAAATTCAGGCGCACCAGCGCCCTGTGCCTGGTCAGACATATAGTCTCCTCGTGTAGGTTGGTTCTGCTTGGTGGCAGAGTCGGATTGGTTGTCCGACACAAAGGATGGAAAGGGTCTCGAGACAACATGTCAAGAGGCGTTTTCACATTTGTCATTGTGATGGAAGTGAAAGGGGCGTCAACGTTGCTTTATCGAATACTTAAATATAAAATTGGCACGAAGGACCGGGTGGGACATAAACTATTCTTGTAGGAGAGCACCTATGTCGCCCAAGCTCAAAGCCGCCCTGGTCGGCGCAGTCATTGCAGTTATCGTGGGCTTTGCCGCATCTCAGGGGCTAATTAGCCAGCAGACTGCAGATGATATTAAGGCAAAGACGAATGAGGTTCTTGCTGAAGAACCCTCAACGCCGCCACAGCCGCCTGCTTCCGGGCCTACCGATACATTACAGCCGCAGCCAAGTGAAACAGAAGTGCAAAGAGCGCCCCAGTAACGCTATTAGCCTCTAGTCCTCGTCGTCTTAGGCTGCATGAAAGTATCCAGTCGATCGTTTGTGCGGTCGATTTTCGATCCAACACCGTCAATGGCCTTCATGATTTGCGCCGTCTGCTCAGACATGCCAGCCTTTGTGACGTAAGTTTCTGCAACGTGCAGCTTGTGGGCTGCGAGGTCGGCGGACGCAGTTTCGCCTTTCTGACCAGCCTTTGTGATCAAATCCCACATGCGCCAGAAAGCGCCAGTAACGGCCGCTAGAATAGCCAGAGCCAAGCCTACTTCAATCGTCATTTGTTATCCCCGCTCAAGGTCGTACCCCGCACAACTTTTCCATTTTCTCATTCTCAGCCAGTATCTGGCGCTTGGTTTCTGATGTGTCGTCGTGACTGGCGTAGATCGCTCGTGCCACGTCGCAATAGTTACCGCTTGTCGCGCATCCACTTAGCAAGCCGAGCGTCAACAGCGCTGTCATCAAGACGGCTGACTTCATTTTCTATCTTCCGTGCTTTGGTTGCCGATTGTGCATCGCGCGCGGTCTGTGCTGTTTTGCTGTCAGACCGGCCTTTGAGATACGCGCCGACAAGGACGGCTAGAGCCGCAGCGATTGCCACGGCATAGCCTGTAAGCTTGGAGCGGAGAGCTAGGAGGAAGGTCATGTCTGCACTCCTGTAAGAAGCCCCGTAAGAAGCAAGGATTTCGAACCGTCGCGTTCGCGGCGGATCAGATACCCGTCGCGTGTTTCGGTTACGCCTTGCGCGAGAGTTAGGCGCGCATCGCTCCATCGTTGAACCTTGTCGCCAATAACGACTTCAGCAATCTGCGCTTCTGCGTCGTAATCAATTACGATCCTCACGCCGCTGCCCTTTTCAGTTCCAGCCTGCCTGTATGCCAAAGCCAGAAGCCGCCACCCAAGGCGACCACGATCAAGGCAACAGTCAGGAATGCCCATGGATTGGAAACGGCGCCAATGAGGCCGGTAACGAACGTACCGCCGCCAGCTGCCACAATGGTCTGCACCGTCTTATCCTTGAGCAAAGGCACGTCGTCAGGCTTGGCGTCGTCAGGAGCAGCAGCTTTCATTTCGCGCGCAGCAATCAGACTGTCGAGGAAGTTGCGGTAATAGCCGGCGATAAGCGTAGCCTTATCGGTGCCGTTGACGATGGCTCGCGCGCCTTCAGGGTCTGCTTTGCCCTTGCCGAAATAATCCGCGAGCTTTCGACCCGTAAACTTGCCCAGCACCATTCCTTCAAACAGGATGCGGATTGCAGTGGCTAACTCCAGCGCCTTCTCCGGTGTATCGGCAATGCCGAACTTCTTGTAATTGTCCTCGCCAGTGATCTGAGGCAGGCCACGTCCGCGATAAGTCCAGCCGTCGTTAACGCTGTCGTTACCCATGCGACCGCCGTAGACCTTGTTAGCGAGCTTTTGAGGCTGGCGAACATAAGGCTGGGCCGCAGCAATGGACGAAAAACGCTTTGGCCATGTCTTCCGAATTTGCGCCGCACTTGTGTAGTTCAGATTTTCGACAACAGGCTGCATCTTACCGCCAGTTTCGTGGAAGACGGTCGCGAGGATGTATGCAACCTGCTCGTCGGGAAGATTCCTGCGTTGCGCTTCGGCCAAGATAGCTGATGTGCCATCAACCTGAGCCTGGCTCAAACGGCCGCCAAAAGGCGCGCGCCTCGCATACGCGAAGAACGTTGTTTTGTTCATTTGATTGTCCTAGATTGCCGCCACAACTTGTGAGGGCGGGTATGAAACGTTTGGGGATTATGGCGCTATTGCTTGGCGCGAGCGTGGGTGTAGCTGGATCGAAGTCGCTGGGGGAATGTCGCAATATCAGCAATAATTCTGAACGGCTTGACTGCTATGACAGGATTGTCGACGTGCCAGTTGAGCACGTCAACCTCGGAGGCGAGGCAAGTTCTGCGTTGCCCAAACAAAAAGACTTGTCAGGCTTCTATCTTGGTGCGACCGTTGGATTTGGTAGCAGTAGTAAAATTGATAGAGCAGATTACGGTTACGTGAATGGCATACCGAACGGCTATTCAGACTTCGATATGTTTCGAGCAAACTCGCCAACTATCGGCATAACTGGCGGGTATAATGCGTTCTCAGGCAATACGCTTTTTGGCCTCCAAGTGGATATCACTGGCGATCTCACTGAAAAGAAAAGATCATTCGACCATCAAGAATATTCATACGAATTCCCACGACAAGGCGGATGGGGGTGGTCTAGTTCACCACACGGTAAGCCCGTTGGGTCAGCAGATAGATTTGAGTATGACGGTGGTACGCAGAAATCAGCCGGTAGTTCATTCTATCGATACAGTGAACAAATTGCTCCCACACTTAGCGTAAGGCTTGGTCAGCAATTTGATAGCTGGCTCGTCTACGGTCGCGTTGGTGCTGGATTGTCTCGCATCAAGGAAACGTTTGGTTATGATAATTCCAAGTCTGTTCTATGTGGCAGCACCACAAGTGAAACTCGGTATACATCGCCAAATACAACGGAATATTGGACGACTGCCTGCAATAATCCCTACAATGGTTCCATCACATCAGCCTCGCGAGCAGTCACTCGCCCGACGGCAACACTTGCGCTAGGATCTGAGTATCACTTCGACCGCTACTTCACTCGCTTAGAGGGTGAGATGCGGCATACATTCATTGACGAAAAGTTGGATTTCAGCCCAGCAAGTGGGTTGACTCAGTACAAGGTAACAACCGGCATAGGTATTCGTTTCTAA